CCCAAGTTGGCTTTGCCTCTTGTATGATTCGGAGCATTTGCGGCCAGAGATAGCGGTCATCGTCCTTGCCTCTCCGCTTCCCGGCGTTACTGAATGGCTGGCAGGGAAATCCCCCAGTAAGAAGAGTGATTCCTCGATATGCCGTGCCATCGAGCGTTTTGATGTCTCCGTGGATTGGGACATTAGGCCAATGCTTTTTGAGGATGGCTTGGCAGTAGGGTTCATTGTCGCAGAATCCAACGGTTTCAAATCCAGCCCATCCAGCGGCAAGAGCAAATCCTCCAATGCCGCTGAACAAGTCGAGGTGGGTTGGGTTTTCATTCACGCTTCAACGGCCTCCCGCCAATGACATCGCTTGTTCCGTCTTTTTAGTTTTCCGTCCCCTTCAAGACAGCGTAGGTGATACTGGATTGCTCCGTGGGTTTTGCGTAGAACTTGGGCGATGGTGCAAGTGGGAATCTCGTTAGTAATCAAAGTGAACACGGCATCTCGGAGCATATCGATAGTCGCTTGGTTGCGGTTCTCTGCGTAGAGTTTCGACATCTCCTTGCCGGGATAGCGGTCGGATAAAATGCCCTTGGCCTTTGCCTCAGAGGATGTGAAGGGTTCGTTCATCGAATGTGCAAGCTACTTTGAGTCAGATTTGAGGCAAGGGATGATTTTAAGTTGTTCATTTCTGCAAATAATACTCGGCCACCCGCTTGCCGCTGTTGGTTTGAACCGTTCGCTTCTCAATCTGATGCCCCGCCTTTTTCAAGTCGCAGATTCGGCTAGCCAACCGGAAACACTTGAACCATTCCAGAGCTTCCAGAGCCGTGAGTGTTCGCCCAGTTTGTAGGTGGGCTAGGATTCGAGCGTTCTGATCGTGGCCTTCCGTCTTTACTGGATGCGTGGTTCGCATAAAGGGAAGCTCGAACTGCTCGGCCTCTAACATTGCGATCATTTGATTCCCCTCCCAGTTGACTTCCGAGCCGTAAAGTTTTTGCTTTTTGCGTTCACGATTGATGAGTGATGGCATCCCCAAGCGTGTGCAATCTCCTTTACTGTTAGCCCAGACTCATATTGAGCCTTCCAAATGCCCCAACGCTTCTGAACTGTGTTGTGGGAGCGATTTCCCCTTGCCCTATACTTGCCAAAGGTTGGCCGTAACTCCCTTGGGATGTCTAGGGGGGTGGTTGTACCCATAACTAGGCTTGCAAGCCCTTTAGAGGCCAATTCTGAGCGATTATGAGCCATCTGGGCGGTGAGTGTGCTTATGAGTTGCTCGAATTGGGCAATTTTGTCCTCGCAAGACTTCACCCGGTGGATTGTGGCCGCCAAAACGAGGTCGTTCACTTATGCAACCTCCACGAATAGTGCGTTTTCCATTAAACGCCTGTAAGTCGGGCGTTGGCTTTGTCTGTCCTGAGACTCGTTCGAGGTAATTATGGTTTGCTTGTTATGGGAATATCTTTTTTCTACTAGCAAATAAAGATATTGAGATATGGTTTGTGTGTCCGGCTCTTTGCCGAGGTCATCTATCAACAATACTTGGTATCGAGAAAGCCTTTCAAGTTCCTCCTCTTTTCCGTCCCAAACTGGCCTTGACAGCTTCATTCCTAGCTCAACTGCGTTGATTGCTTCCACGCTGAAGCCGTTGATAAAGAGAAGTTTCTCAAGAAGCAAAAATGCCATCCTAGTCTTTTGCTTGCCTGTTGGGCCAAGAATCCAAAGGTTCGCGCCTCTTATTGGATTCCAATTCATAATATCCTTTAGCAACTCTTTGTTTTCTATCCTCTGCCTATCTGTTTGCCGGTAAAGTGGGGGACATATTTTGTCCCACCTATCTTTTTTGAAAGCATCAGACTTGGCCTTGTTTTCTCTTGCTTTTATTATCTCCCAGTCCTCCCTTTTCTCTCCGTCGTTTCCCGAACCAACTAATTTCATGGCCTCATTTACTATTGTTGCAGTTGTTTTCATATTTGACTTTCTTCATACCATCAAACTCTAAAGAGCTTATGGACATGAGATCGCCTCCTTTCTTTTGGTTTTGGTTTCTTCTCTGACAGGTTCTCGCACATAGCTTCCAGTTCTTCATTGGCTTGTTCCCAATCATCCATCCAACGCTTCCGTAGTAAAAGAAGGCCGTCTCCGCGTCTTTCTCAGACCACCCAATCTCCTTTGCAAATGCAATCCATTGGGGGAGAGTCGGGCGTAAGCCCTCTCTCTCTTTCTTGTTATCCTTATTACTATAACTTTTACTATTACTATTACTCTTATTATATACGATAGATGGTTCATCTATGGATGATAGATGGTTTATAGATGGCGCATCTATGGCGCATCTATGGGTTATCCTTCGAGCATATCCAGCCGATCTTTCCTCCATCTTTGCTAATCCAGAGGCCACTCCTCCGTGATAGATTGCCCCATCTTTAATTTCATAAACCCCTGCAACCTCAAGCTCTTGAAGGAGTGGTTTGGCATCTTGCCCAACCATTCTGCTGATCTGCTCTGGGCTTGGTGGATTGCCGTTGATCGTTAGCTTCCCGCCGGCGTTAGCCTTATACATAAGGCAGATTAGGTGAATCCATAGCCCCTTGGCCTCAAGGCTCACCAAGGCCAGCTTTTCATTCGCCAGCCATCGGTTAGGTTCAAAGGGGAACCAGAAAGAATCTCGCTTCACTTTTTCTTCTCCGCATCTCGCTTTTGATATTTCTTGGCTCGCTCCAACAACTCTTTAGTGATTCGATGTGAGTAGTCGAGGTGGCTGATAATGTCCTTGTAAGACTCCCGCTTTGCGTGGTCGAAGTCTTTGAATAAATCCCTCAACCTCTTGGACACAACGGAGTGGAATTGCTCTACGAGCTTTAGTCTCTTAACGCTCATAGTTGTCCCACCAGTCTTTTAACCAGCCCAACAATCGGCCTAGCAGATATAGCCCCAGAATGAATACGCTGTATGAGCAGACCGCAACTACGAACCACACCGCTAAATGATTCACGATGTATGAAAGGAAATTCACCATTTGGGTGCGGTCGGCCACTTTGCCCAAAGTAGGACTTCGGTTTGTTGACCCCAATTCTGGGCGACATAGTCCCCTTGTAAGTATCTCCCGCCGATAACTTCTTTTCCATTATAGATAAGAACCCTGCTATTTTCATTTGGTATCTCCTTGGTTGTATTCCACTCTAACATTGACCACTTGGTTTCTGGTATCCGAACATCAACGGCTGACATCTGCGAGCCTCCTTATTGCGACCACCACCTCGTTTAAGATTCCGGTGATGACTGCATCTTCCGTTCCGTCTGCCAGTTGTTGCACGAGGTCGGCACATCGTTCTCTTTCAAGATCGGCGGCCTTACTCCTCACATCGTTAAGAATATCTTGGATGAGTTCAGAATGGGATTTCATCGGGTGTTCCTTTACTAAACGCCTCGCTCTCTAAAAGAATCTCTTGGATGATTTCGTTGCGTATGATGTCATTCTTATATGGTTGGCCGTCCTTGCCGGGTTTAAGTTCTTGTTTGCTCAACCAGTCCAAGTAGTCCAACCCCTTCTCACCAAAGGCGGCGATCTGACGAAGGGTTGAACCTTTATACTTGCCGAACTTCAACTCCATATCCCTAGGCTCTGTGCCGTTGGTTTTATTAGGAGAGTTGAGCTTGGCCGTGATATCAGCTAGGTCTGCTTTACTTATCTTGGCGGGTTCGGCCTTCGGGGCTTCCTCAAACTTCTCCGTGTTGATATCTTGGAATCCACCATAAGGGACTTCCTCGGCTGGTGTGGTGGATAGGCTCTTGTCGATCAATACCACGATGTGTGCAAAGGCAGAGCGACAAGCCCTACTGATTGCTCTAGTCTGGCACATCGCTCGCTTGGCATATGTCGGGCGGCTTGCCCACATCGGCTCATCGTCACCCAAGAACCCCTCGGCACTTGATATTACTTGGCCGTTGTCCATTCGCTTCACTTCACCGATGCAACGATAGCCATCTTCGAGACGCTCAACATCTCTTGCACTTGCAACGCATCCGTGAGCTACTGCGATGGATTGCCAGCCCTCGACACGAACATACTTCTTATCGCCCTTGCCGATTTGCTGGGCTGTTTCCATTACGATTGCCCTACACACGCCAGCTACATCGGTAGCTTGTCGCATATAGTTTTGCACTCCGTTGGAGTGGCCTAGGCCGTGGTCATTCTTTAATACTATCTGTTCATTCATTTGGTTATTTCTCCTATTGTTTATTGTTTGTGTTGTCCGTCATCGAATACGCCAAAGCCTTCGGCGTTTTCTTTCTGTGTCTTGGGTAAGTTCAAAAATCTAAAGTCATTCCGGCTGTCGAACTCTGTATCGGGGAACGCTCCAAACACTCTTACTACCCATTCATCCGTAGTTTCATTTGGTAATTTTTTCTTGGCTGGTTCTTGATGCCAGAATGTGGGCATTTCTTCACTCATTTGATTTCTCCTTTGTTTCTTGTTCGGCCTTCGCATTGTCCCTTCGGTGGTCTAACTCTTCCCATATTCCGAAGCGTATGTAACGCTCTTTCCAGTCTGATACTGCTTGCCTTCGCATATCATCTTGTTCTTTTGAATATGCCTCTAATGGTTTGCCTCCTTCTTTCATTTTGCATTCCTTTCGTTTATGGTTTTGATTATCGGGGAAAGCCACTTGGTGCTGATGTCGTGGGAGGGGACACGGAAAACTAGGATGCCCATCGATGCGGCAAGGTTATATTTTTCCATGTCATTGAGGAATCCGGATGGCCTCGTGTGTCTGCCCCTACTCCACACCCCGCCCTCTAGCTCGATAGCGATGCCAGAGGTGAAGAAGTCCACATAGTAATCAAACCTAAACCTTCTGCCCGCGGCAAACTTGTATTCCTTCTTAAACTCCCCACCACCAAGGCTTCTCCATAGAAGTTCAAACTTGGCAGATGGGGTTAGCTTCATTTTAGTTACGCCCCACCCAGTTCTTTGTGGGCAACAATAGCTCTGGTTCTTTTGGCTGGTTGCCCTCGGCAACGATCTTGTCCATCTTCTCTAGCTCGGCGGCAACATAAAGATAGAACTGCCTGCGTTCATAATTCTGCTGGTCGATGTGCTTTGCGAATATCCTCACGCCTTGTAGAATCAGAAGCCCAAAGAAAACTACGAGGAAAATAATCACCAGCGTATCCGTTGCTTCTGCCAAGAGGGCGAGCAGTAGTTTGGGTTGGTGATATAGGGATACTTGCCGTCATCCAGAGCCTTCATCACGAAGCCTTCCCAGATAACTTCCCCCGCCTTGTTGTTCTGAAAGTTCATCTCCTCCCAGATTGCATTGATCTTGTGGTGTGCGAGACGGACAAAGCGGAGGAGCTTGTTGTTTGGAATATCAAAGGTGACGGCTTCCAAGTGTTCGATCTCCTTCATCCTCTCGGCGTAGGGCTTGGGGTTGGCCGGGTCAAACGCATCCATCACCACAATAGTTCCTTTGCCAGTCTTGGTGCGTTGTCCCATAATCTCGCAATCGACAAACCGAGATTTGATTCCAGCACCAAGAATCCTCTCGGCCATTAGATTATGATTCGAGGCGAACTTGCCGTGGCGGTTGTAGCCTTGTTTGGTTTCTTGATCGAACAATCCACGCCAGCCATTCGCCTTACCTTCGATAGCTGTATCTTTCTTGAACTCAATGTGCCATGCTGGAACTGCGGAGGCTTGCGGTCTAGCGGGGAGTGGGAAGGATGTCATTGGTTTGTTGTAGGATTTCGATTTGGGGTTGTAAAGGATTAATTGAGGAGATGTTCAACTATATAAAGGGTTGAGCCAGCACCTACGATTAGTCCGATGATGTATGCGATTAGGATTTTAGTCATTTAGTTTTTCCTTTCTTGGTTAGGAGACAATTCCCATCTTGCGGCTAAACTCAATCTCTTCACGATCAGCTTTGGCGTTCCAATAGGCATTAAGAGCCTTCTCGCCTTCGACATCACGATAGGTGTGAATCCAAGCTCCACCGCCCTCGTAACCCGAATAAACAAACCATTCGGAATATAAATAGATTCCGCTTTTCCCAGACCAATCTATCGGGTCGCCTTTGGGGGATTTCTTGAATTTCCTTTTCATTGGGTAGTTGTCTGTTTTTGTTTTCATACCCACACTCTATCACACCCCTATAACTTGTCAAGGGTTATTTAACGATTGTTTGTAAGTCCCTATAACCACGCTACTTGTGGGCGTGCTTTGTGGGTAGTATTTTGAATACTTTTAGCTGCCGAAGGGCTGGTTTTGATTTTGTCTGGATAACAAATAGGTGTTTTCGCTCCTCAAGTTTTTTATCTTTCACCATGTCTTTGATGAGTCTTGTTGCCGTGTTTATTTTTAAGCCCCAGAGTTTTGCAATCTCTGGCCGAGTGTAAAAGCCCTCTGGCCTTGGCGGTGCATATTTATTGTGGATGTGTTGCTGTAATAATTTCTGCCAAGGATTTCGTGGTTTCATATCAAAATGCTTTTATGTCGGTAGGTAAATAAAACTTGTTGCCCCTCTGCCGTGCTTGAAAAACCTCGTGTGTTTTGTCTGGGTAGATTGCTCCGAACGCCCAGCCGTGTTGCCAGCGGAGTCTGCGGAGTTGGCCTCGATTATATTCGGGAGTCTTGTTGCAGAGGCATCCGATATTGTAGCCAGTACGAGGGTCGATGGAGACGCTACGGAAATAGTCGATGGCGTGGGTGTGGCCGAAAATAACATCTCCGTATGCGTCTGCGTGTTGCTTGCCGGAGTGCATTGCGTGGCCGTAGCCGTGGACGAATGAGAGCGAGCCACACTTGTATATCCCCCCGACTGAATCGTATGGGAACATTCTTGCTTTCGTCTCCTTCATTATCGCTTCGATGTTTTCTATTCCGTCGTTGGCATAGTCCCTTGCCAGACCGCTTCGGCTGTTCCTCGCCATATCGAAAATACGTTCATCGTGGTTGCCCCTTAAAAAGATTCTCTCATCCCCAAACTTAAAGAACTCTCGAATAAACTCCTCCCCTGCGTCCCAATCCTTTTGCAGACTCGATGCTTGTTCCTCGTCTCCTGCCCCCTTGCGAATAGCTCGGAAGTCCCAGAGGTCGCCGATGCAGACCACAAGCCCGCCATCCTTGCCGATGTATTCCTTGGTAAAAGCGAGCAGGGCTTTCACCGAGGGAGCGTCTTGTTCATCGCCGTG